AAAAAACATTTAGAGACATCTTCTGTAGTTAAAACTAAAAGTGCTGTCATTGCTGAATGGAATCTGAACTCACCTACTAACATTCTTAAGATTGGTAACTATAGATATAGGCCAACTAGATCAGACTCAGTATATAAAATTATTCCAAGCAACTTTGATCCATCAGAAACTAAGGATACATCCATACCATTTTACTACGGTGCCACAGATGCAGATGTAGTTATTGATGGAGGCTACACAAATGACGGTGTTCCAGTAACTCTAAAGGCTAATAAAGAAAAACTAAAAATGATTTATTCATTAGAAGATTGTTTTAAACAATTTAGACCAAGATCAGGAATTAATAAGGCAGTGTATTTGCCAGGAAATTATTTGCATCACCCTAACATTAATATGGCAAGCCGTCCTAGATACTATATGCCAGATGTTAAAGATTCTTTTAAATATTGGACATCATTTAGAACTGAAAATGGTATAGAGTATGGTATATCTCTTTCTAAAAATGGAGAGTTTGCAATTGAGGATACCGCACCATTTATTGTATACAAAGAGGCTGTATCTGCAAATAGAGTTGTTGTTAAGATGCAAACGCATGTTGGCAGCGTAGATCTTGGAACTTTTACTTCCGCATCATCATCAATATCCGATCCATTCTACGGAGACTCTAAGAGAGCAACTCCAGTTAGGTGGAAGATCCAGGCTTTAAAAAATAATTCATGGGTTGATCTATTATCTTTTAACCAATCATCTGTTAGAAAAGACGGAACACCTATCATAAAAAGTGACGGGTATGTTGAATTGGCCTATGGATTAAAGGTTCCACAACCATATAGAGACATATTCGTATACGCAGAAAAGTATAGTTCTATAACATTACTTCCAGAAAAATCTGTTAATGGGTACGCCTATCTAGTTTGTGCTAATGAAAATGACATAGGTGAATTTCATATATGGATAGATGAGATTAATGACTATAAAGTTTTTACACCACAATATGGATGGTATTTAGAAGAGTCAGAAGTAGACAGACTAACAAACTTTGTAACAGATATGACAAACCCCACCAAATATATAAATGCTGGTGGTGCTGAGATTTATAGAGAGTTTGATAATATTAAAGGACTTAGAGTTGTTGTTGATACAATGAACAAGTCAAATTGTACTTTTGATCTTATTGAAATGTCTCCTAGATTAACAGCAGATATATCAGATAAGACTTTAGATTTTTCTGTAAAAAAGAGTGCTTCAGATTTAGGCGTTAGCGGAATGCCAGTGGGACAACTTTTAGCATCGACTGGGTCTCTTTCTATATTTGATTACGATGATGCTTTTAATGAAAACAATACACAAAGTATAATTAAAAACTATATTAATAGACACATACAAATTAAGTTTTATGATATTGTTTTTAATGTAGATGGATGGGATTATTATATTCCAGTAAAGACTTTATATTCAGATGGCTTCCCAAAAAGCAATAAATCAGACCAAACAGTAGAGTTAGAATTGCGAGATTTGTTTTTTTATTTTGAAAGTTTAACAGCGCCACAAATCTTAATGACAAACGTATCTCTTAGTTCTGCGGTAGCATTTCTGCTAGACTCTGTTGGATTTGCAAACTATAGTTTTAAAAGAGTGGCAGATGAAACAGAATTAATAATCCCATATTTTTATGTAGAGCCAGACGTTAGCGTTGCAGAAGTTTTAGAGCAATTAGCAATCTCTTCTCAATCAGCAATGTTTTTTGACGAATATAATAATTTTGTTATGATGAGCAAAGACTATATAATGCCAACAGCAGATCAAAGACCTATAGATATTTATTTATCTGGAAATGAACCTGATGCAAATTTAGATATTCTTCCAAACATTCTTGAAATTGCATCAGAAGAAAACCAAGTATTTAATGATGGCAAGATTAATTATTCTGAAAAATATATTCAAAGATCTGTAGGAACTATTAAGCAGGCAAGCCTAATTGACATGGATAGAAATTGGATCTATAAGCCAGTTCTTTTGTGGGAAGTTGCTGGAACAGAAAACACTAAATCTGTTAATAATGAAACAGGGATGCAGTCTTCATATTTATTAAGTGCCATACCACTTAACTCTAACCTGTCAAATCAAATACCTACAGTTGTAAATAGGGAATTAACAAACAACATTATAGACTTTGGTGAAGGAATTTATTGGATAGCAAGATATAATGGATATTTTTATTCTAATGGCGAAATAATTAAATACGATGCTGCACAATTTAATGTTGCTAATTTTGGCAACGTTTGGATTAGCAGCGCCCAAGAGTATGAGTATTATTTTTCACAGTTACCGTTTAATGGAAAGATGTATCCCACTGGACTTGTAAGAATATATACTGAGCCTAACTATGAAGAAGTTAACGGAGTATTAAAATTAAAAAATGGAGCAGTTGCAAAACATGGAAGAGGTCAGTTCGGAACTTCTATTGTAGAACATTATGCAGGGCTAAACTCATACTGGAGAGATGACGCAAACATTAGAGGATGCTCTATGCAGTCAAAGTATTTATTTGAAGACAATACTCAACCACCAAATACCGTCGAGGGTGCTGCTGGAGTTAATAACGAACTTGCCAAAAAAACAACAAGGAATGGAATCATAAGAAATTTTATGTCTGCTACCTTTAATGCTGAATCAGATGTAAATACTTTCACAACGCCAAAATCTGGAACCATTCAATCCTCTGCTTTTGTTATGCAGGGGCCATCGATCCCAGTAACAAGCAAGCCAAGAGACTTTGTTTCATATGTCTACAAGCCACTTAACAGTAAATTTAAACATTTTGGAACTAGAATGAGAATTGTAGGAAAGATAGAAAATAATGCAAGCCGTGGGCAAACAGCAAACGGCAGTACAAATTACTACACTGTGCCAGGACTAACTCCAGATAGAGATATAACTATTTCTGGAGGCGGTGGAGGTCTAGCCATAATGGTAAACCCAGAAACAAATAATGGGTATTACTTAGAGTTGAGCGCACTTGGAAGTTCTAACATATCTACTCTTGAAAAGCAGAATGTCCACAATGTTGTATTTTATAAAATTAAAAAAGACTCTGCTTCTTCGGATGCTATACCAGTCAAAATCTGGGAGGGCTTAGGAAATATTATTGTAGATGATGGTAAGTTTACTGGCCAATACAGAATGGCGTCTGAACAAAATGTAACAGTATATGATATTGGAATTGAATATGAGGCTTTAGGAAATGCAAGGGTTTTTCATTTATACATGAACGGATCATTATTGACAACAGTTGTAGACCAAGACCCACTTCCAATATATAATAATATGGCACTCTTTGTCCGTGGCTCTTCAAGAGTAATGTTTGAAAACATATACGCACTGTCAAATAACTATAGCCAAAATGCTGTGTTTGCTTTGGATACACCAGTTAATAATATTTTTGATGATGAGATTAACGCTACAGAATCATTTAGAAAGTATGCTATGAGCGGTATCATTCAGGGAACATATTTGTCTGGAATCAGTAGTTCAGAGCCTAACAAGTACAGCATTTATTTTGAAGAGTTTGGAACTATCATGCGTGAGGCTGCCACATTTAATATTAGATATGATAAAGCCTATCCAGCACTTTATGCAAAAATGTCTCCAACGTTTAATAAGATAAAGGGATACACGGTTTCTGGATTTAGAGCAGGTTCCTACGGTGCTGAATTTATGATATTTAATGCTACAGATACTGCGTTAAGTTTAGATGAAACAACTGGAAACTATCTAAGAATTCAAGGAGTAACATTTACTCAAGAATCTAATGGAGAGTTAACAGTAGACGAATATTATTCTAAAAATAGTTCTTTATCTGATCCCATTATAGAAGGATCAAATGTTGTTGTGTCCCCTTTTAAAATAAATAAAGAGTATGAAGACATTAAGTTAAGCAGAATGACTTATGGTAAAAAAGATTTTTCTATTCAAACGGCATATATTCAAACACAAGATCAAGCAAATAGTTTAATGAAGTGGTTATTGTCAAAAATAATAAAACCAAGAAAATCTATTGGTGTTAAGATTTTTGCTAATTCTACAATTCAATTAGGTGATATTGTTTCTGTTAAATACACAAAGGATAATATTCAAAAAATTGCCAATGATAGATATGTTGTATATTATATTGAATATAGTAAAGGAACAGAAGGTCCAGACATGACGGTATACTTAAGTGAGGTAAGGTAATGGCAACTAATTCAACACCACAAATTCCACAGTCTAGCCCAAGCATTGCTAGACCACAAGCAATTAGGCCAGCAACGCCAGATTTAATAATTACTCCCCCTGATACTGTCCCTATCGAGATAATGACTGACCTAATCTTTGAAGATATAGGTGGTCACGAAATTATTACTATATCTAGAAGTGATTTAATTAATGGAGAAAACGTAGTTTATAGTCCTATTAAAAATCTAAGTTCTATATTTTTTCAATATAACCCTCAAAATATTCTTGCATTACAAAAAACGGCAGACTCATATTTTAAAAATTTCCCAATTAAACTTAGCGACAGAATCCCAGAATGTGGTACGGGGTATACGCTTGATAGCGTTGACCCTACAAAGCAGATAGAAAACTGTAAAATAGTATATACAGATCCAATAACTGGAGATATCATAATCAACGTTATTAATATGGGTAAAGAAGAGCAGGTCGAGGTTCAAATCCTTCAGCAGGGGATTGTTCTTAGTGATACAATATACGAGGTGGAATAACTATGATAACTAATAATGGAAAAAATATAATTGCTAAATACCTTGTGGGTCAGTCCCCAGCGTATGCTTCATATATTGCCGTGGGCTGTGGAGCAAAGCCACTAGATCCAGATCCAGAAGTTCCATTTGGAGATTATTCTAACCAAACCTCATTGGACTTTGAAATGTTTCGTGTTCCAATTACATCTAGAGGATATATAAAAGATGACGATGGAACTGCCAAAGTTGTACTTACAGCAGAACTTCCAACAGAAGAAAGATATGAGATTTCTGAAATTGGAGTTTATTCTGCGGGTGCAAATCCAACTGCTGGTGCTTATGATAGCAAAACAT